GAGTTTTTCATAAGAACTTCAACATTCTCTGGAGAGAAGTCTAATTCTGACTCTTCTTGCTCTGGAGATAAGTCTCCTAGTAATAACATATTTTTCGCATAGCCAAGTTTAAAACCTGCCCATCCTTTAATTACTGCACTAGTATACTCTGATAAAAACTTGTCATCGTCCATTTGTTCTTCGTAGCCTCTAGTTTTCTTATTGAATACTTGAGATACACAACGAGTTCTAAGTTTCATTAGTTCTTCACGTGCTAGGTAGCAAAGTTTTACTTTGAACCCTTCACAACCGGGGTAGTCAAATTCTACCGTTTTTGTTGGAGTCATTAGACTCTTTAGTGAGACTGCTTTTGGAGCCTCTTTTTTTACTGTATCGTTCATTTATTTTTCCAAAAAAAGGTGGACAGGGTTATCCTGCCCACCGTTAAGTTTTATTATGATTCGTAAGTTATACTCATCTCGTTAGCACTTGATGAAGCAGTTGCAGACGAAAGATCAGCTGGTAAAGCATGGAAATTAACATCTACACTAATTACGTCTTCAATCGAATGAGTCGGTAATTCTAGATGACAATTTGGCAATGCCACTGATACTTTCGGTGTGCTTGCGCCACCAATACTAAATGTCATATCGAAGCTATTTGTAATAGTGTTAGTAGCTTCGTGCAAATCTTCCAAGAGATCTTGTGAACCATTTGCAGCACTATTTAGATAACAGGTAAAGTTACCTGAAACGTTTCTTGTGCCCATAACATGTCCTAGAGGCTGATTAACAGACCCTAGAGTTTCTGGTGTTAGGTAAGTTAGATTATTTTCAATCGAAATATTACCTCCTGTCAATACAACACTGTAAGTTGTGTCTGTTTGACCGTATACTTCTTCAAAAACGGTACCAGTACCCGTAGCAGCAGCTGATCCTCTTGTGAAGATACTTCCTACGGCACCATCAGCGGGACCACCAACGTTACTTGCATCCCAATCAGTATTTCCTGTTGTAGCAATTTTATATTTGCTACCTTGTACCATATCTGTAGCGGCAATCGCGATGTCGTTAAATCCATCTCCGCCAGAGCCATCTGAAACATCAGATGATATAGCTAATGAAGTAAGTTTTTGTCTAATATAATTTGAAGTACTTGATACTCCTTCGTTAATTAAACCTTTAGTTGTCATAGTGCCAGCAGCTGTTTGTAGCTTCTGAATTTCACTAATCTTCTTACCCTGACCAGACCAAGCAACTTGTGCTAAGCCTTCAATATCAAAGTCTATGGATGCGGTACCGATTGAGCAATCACTAATTTTATAAACTGTGACGCCTTCCGTGCCTGTAGTATAGTCCCCTACAGCTGTATCTTTTGCTGCTCCTAGTACAAAGAACAAGTCAAATACACCTAATGCTACTTTATTTGAGTTCTGAAAGTTAAATACATTCGGCTCAAATGATGCTGGTGTTGGTGCTCCTGATCCGCCTACACCTAGGTTATAGGTTGTTGCAGACATAGCTGCCCATAAAGGTCCTTCTACTGCAAATTTCTTTGCGTTTCCTGCGTGTTCGTTAGACGCCCACACATTTCCAGTTCCTGAAGTAGTCGGCCTCATATAAGTGCTGAAACTCCATTCTGCTGGTGCAAAAGAGTCGTTGAACATTGCTCTTCCTCTCTTGCTGTTACCCGCTGAGTCGGCTGCCTCGTTCAGAGTAATCTCCGAACTATTTGTAGCCTGACTAAAGGAGTAACCGTCTAGTACTGGTAATTCATAAAGCGCGTCGTCCGTGCTATCTGCACTCGCGTGAAACTTCATAAATACTTTGGTATCTCTACTAAAATGAAATGCCATTATTTTTCTCCTAATATTCTCTGGAAGAGCCTTACTAAATGTTTATTCAGCTTGGGCTTTTCCTAGTATTGAATCTCTACGATGACTTCTCCGACACCGAGAGGCTCCAAAACGCCTTCGTCTGTATCGACTGATAAGATTGTGGTCTTAGCAGTAGAATGAGACGTATTTGTTGAATCTTTGTACGTCAAAGGATCATTATCTTCAAGTACAGTTTCAACGTCTTCTAATAACTCTTCTAATGCCAGTATAACGTCATCATTGTCGTTGACATAACACCTAATAGTTATTCGTAAAAATCTAAATCGGAAACCACCGCCTTCATATTCGCGTGTCTCCTGTCCGGCTCCTACTTGAATTGCGGGGAAGTCTTGTACTTCATCCCAGAATCTAAGTCTTGGCTCGACACTTTGAACAGAACTCCTATAAGGATATGCACCATTCAAACTTTCATACAACTTATCTGCAATCGCTCCAACTATGGCACGTCTACGCGTCGAATGTTTTCTTGCTGTAGCTGCGTCCATTAGTTTCTCCTAATTGAAGTTGGTTGTCTTCCCATTATTCCCATAGCAAGTTCTCGTATACTTGCTCCTATTATCTTTCGAGGGTCTCTTTGAGTACTCCCTTGTTTATTACCTGGCTCAAAAGTTTCATAAGGTTTTCTCATATAAGTATAGTCTATATGAGTGCCTCCTCTTGGGCCTACACTTACATTCTCAACTCGGGCTGAGTTTGCAAATCTACCAGTCCTAAATTGTAGTGCTGGTGAGGTCATCTTACTTGCTACCATTTGTGGCAACATTTCATTAAGAAGATTTCTTAAAGCTATAGGGCTTTCCCCTGTCTTTCCTGCTGCTCTTTTATTCTTAGGTCTCTTTTTTGTACCCGTTTTAGCTGCGACTAGCTGTCTAGTGGCTTTTGTAACTGCTGCTTTAAGAGTAGTAGTAGTAGTCTTTTTACCCTTCATCTTTGCAGCTGTTGCAGCTAATTTCTTGTTAACCTTAAGTCTCATGTCTGGTCTAGACTTATGAGGAAATATCTTTTTTATTAACATTGCAGGAACAATTGCTTTTAATTTAGTACGTGGAGTCTTTGACCCCTCTAAATCTATCATCTCTATTAAGTCAGGTTGTAGCCTTTTAATAATAGCGTTTCTTTCTTCCTGCATAAAGGCTTTGATACCTGGGGCGTCTGCTCTTCCAATATCTCTATCTTTATTATCCATGGCACTACCATAAAATATGTCAATGCCTATCTCTCTTTCAAATCCTGTCTCAGTAAACTTTTGCTTATCAGAGATTTTATAATCTCTTTCAAAACTATCGGCATAATGCTTTATTACTTCTTCTACTTCTCGTAGCTTACTTGGGTATTCATTACTAAGATTGCTAAATATACTATCTAGTTCTCTATCGAAGTCTTCTCCGACAGATACTGCGGCTATAGTGCTTTGATCCGCACTTTTTAACCCATTTCTATCAACTTTTCCTAGCTCTCCGTGATTTCCTTGACCTGAATGGCCTATCTTAGTATCACGTCCACTTCCCATTTTTCTAGCTACTTTACCAGCTTCAGTCATAGCTTGGCCCCAAAGGGATCTCATTGCGCCATTGACTAACTTTTGGTTACTTCTACTAACGCTACCATCTCTTAATCTAAGTCCTTGGGAAGCTCTAGTCTCTCCGTAAACTCCTGCCGCCATTTTAATAATCATATGACTATTAGTAGACTGTGAAGCAACTACCATTTTCAAATGTTTAGGAAATATCTTTCTAAACTCTCTCTTTATTTTAGTAAGAGTGTAAACTTTATCCCAAGCTGCTCTGCTCATTGCTTGTGCTTGTTCGGCAGTAAAACCGTGGTCATAAAATGCATTTTGTAACATTACTACAGTTCTATCTTTTCTAATGTGATAGTTAGTAACATTTGTTGCGTAAGAGTTCTTTCTAACTGCCTCTAATCTTACTTTTGTTAGTCTTTTATTGACCCATTTTTCAACAGAACTTATCACACAACTACCCTGTATAAATCTAGTACTCTTTTGATATGATCAGGAAAGTCAGTACTCATTCTCATCCCAGAAGTGCCTTGGTTTTGTAACGTAGCTCCCCCGAGTGACTGTCTTTGCTTGTGCTCATCTTTCAAATAGTAAGTAACTAAATCAAATACAGCTAGTTTTAAATCTTTAGGAGTCTCAGTATATCCTGCATTATAGGTAACTTTTACTGAACCTACTCCTTGTGCCCAGGGTCTTGTATTACCCTGTTCGTTTGTTCTTATAACTGCGTCTGCTTCTAGGTCTACATAATATTCATAGTTACCTGTTGTTAGAGTAGTGTACGCACCACTATAAGATGTTCTTTCTTGTACAATGTCTACTGCTGTTAACGGACACTCGCTGACAATAATCGTTGAGGTGTAGTTATCGCTAATAGAAAATGTTTCTACTTTATTTGTGGAAATATAGTCAACAAATGACGTACCACAGTACTTTTTGACAAGATCAGAAACTTGAGGAACTAA